CCCTTTTTACCCGAGTAACGTGCTTGTTTGAATTCTGTAAGACTTGTTTGAATTCTGTAACGTGCTTGTTTGAATTCTGTAAGACTTGTTTGAATTCTGTAAGACTTGTTTGAATTCTGTAAGACCTCTGCTAGCAGCGGTCTCTTTAAAAAGCTAGTCCTTTAAATAGCGTATTTGAAGTACCACTTTTTCAATTTGTGGTATGAAGCCCCCTTTTGTGGTACGAAGCCCCCCTATGTTGTAATTCGCTGGACAAAAATTTTTTTTGTAGTATATTTGTGGAAACTGGTTAACACCTGCGAAACAACTATGGCTTTATCTATTGAACCTGAACTAGGCGTGCCTATTTCGGATGACAATCCTTTTACCGACCTCACGCTTTCGGCGAGTGCGGCTGCTAATACGGCGCTATTCCTAGCGGAGCATGGGTTGGACATAGAACCTACTAAGGAAGATAAAGACACAGCCGCAGCATTAGCCACTGCCTATGCAGGTGACCCTGCACACACTTCCAAGAAGGCTACCCCTACAAACATGGCGAAACTACGCCCAGCTTCTCTTATATTAACTGACAGTATACTTACCGAATTCGGCCAATCCGTGGTTACAAACTCTGTGCATATAAGGCACCTAGTAACCAATAAGCTAGTGCTAGAGACAGAAAACCCCGATGCCAAGATACGACTGCGTGCTTTAGAGCTGCTAGGCAAGGTATCGGACGTAGGACTGTTCGCAGAGAAGTCAGAAGTGACGATTACCCACCAATCAAGTGACGACCTACGCCAGAAACTGCGTGGGAAGCTAGAAAAACTCGTAAACCCAGAAGAAATAGAAGACGCAGTAGTTGTTGAAAGCAAACCTCTCAGTATAACTGAAGCATTTGGTGAAGAAGACGACACAATCTATGACGACGACTAACTTCACAAGAGCAGAAGTCCAAGTAATGTTGGATAACCTCGATAGTTACTCAGATGATGAAGTCACTGAGATCAATACTATTGTGGATGAGCTTGATGGGCGCGAAGCTAACGCCGCTGCGTACGATGATCTTATAGAATTTGCTAAATTAATGATGCCTGATTTCCTTGTGGGCAAGCACCACAGGATTTTGGCCGACGAACTTATGGCCATTGAGGCCGGGACACGTGATAGGGTGTGTGTAAACATACCACCACGTCATGGTAAGTCTCAGTTAGTGTCTATTTTCTACCCAGCGTGGTTTTTAGGGCGAAATCCCGACAAAAAAGTCATGATGGTATCCCACACCACCGATTTAGCAGTAGATTTTGGACGGAAAGTGCGAAATTTGATCTCTAGTGAGGCATTTGCAGCCATCTTCCCTACAGTTGGCCTGTCTAAAGACTCTAAATCAGCCGGACGGTGGAACACTAGCGTCGGAGGCGAGTATTACGCCTGTGGTGTGGGATCAGCACTAGCGGGACGGGGTGCTGACTTGTTATTGATCGATGATCCGCACTCGGAGCAGGACGTTATCAACGGTAACTTCTCTGTTTTTGAGAAAGCGTACGAGTGGTACACGTTTGGTGCCCGAACTCGGCTTATGCCGGGGGGTCGAGTAGCTATTATACAGACAAGATGGCATATGGATGACCTGACTGGCCGTGTAATCAAGGATATGGTTAACAATGAGCGGTCTGACCAGTTTGAAGTGATCGAATTTCCAGCAATACTAGAGATAGAAAACGAAGATACTGGGCAAATAGTGGAGAAACCGCTGTGGCCAGAGTTCTTTGACTTAGAAGCATTGCTACGTACCAAAGCGTCGATGCCTAACTTCCAGTGGAACGCTCAGTACCAGCAGCAGCCCACATCGCAAGAAGCGGCATTAGTAAAACGTGAGTGGTGGCAGATGTGGGGCGCAGAAAGACCCCCTGCATGTGAGTTTATAATTATGTCGTTGGATTCGGCGGCAGAAAAGCACAACCGTGCGGATTACACGGCACTGACCACGTGGGGCGTCTTTATGAATGAAGAGACCGACGCGTACAACCTCATGCTCTTAAATAGTATAAAGAGAAGGATGGAGTTTCCAGAGCTGAAAGAGATGTGCATGGAAGAGTATGACGCATGGGATCCTGACGCGTTTATCGTGGAGAAGAAGAGTTCCGGTGTAGCTATATACCAAGAGATGCGCCGTATGGGACTGCCCGTATCGGAGTTTACTCCACACAGGGGTTCAGGCGATAAGTTAGCACGTTTGAATTCTGTAACAGATATTGTGGCTTCAGGGCTGTGCTGGGTTCCAGCTACGCGCTGGGCTGAAGAGCTTGTAGATGAAGTAGCGGGCTTCCCGTTCGCTAGTAACGATGACTTAGTTGACTCCATGGTAATGGCGCTAATGCGATTTAGGCAAGGTGGGTTTATACGACTACCCACAGATGAACAAGACGAGATAAAACAATTCAAATCTTCGCGTAGGGGCGGATACTACTAAGGGTAAAAATAATGGCAATTGAAAAAAGTTTATATCAAGCACCACAAGGCATAGATGAGGGCGTAGACCCTGAGCTGGAAAGCGCTCTGGAGATCGAGATTATCGATCCTGAGCAAGTCACGCTAAGCGATGGCAGTGTTGAAATCACACTTATACCAAACGACGAGCGTGGGGAGAATGAGTTCGACGATAACCTAGCTGAAGAGTTAGATGAGAACGAGCTAACTCAGTTGTCCAGCGATCTTATGGAGCTAGTCGAGTCAGACATTCAAGGCCGTAAAGAGTGGGCAGATACCTATATTGATGGGCTTGATGTACTGGGCTTTAAGTACGAAGAACGTACAGAGCCATGGGAAAACGCCTGTGGTGTGTACTCTACGGTACTTGCTGAAGCAGCTATTCGGTTCCAAGCAGAAGCTATGTCTGAGACGTTTCCTGCCGCTGGCCCTGTGAAAACTAAAGTGCTAGGTAAAGAAGACGACGACAAGATGGAGGCCGCAGAACGCGTGCGCGCTGACATGAACTACGAACTTACCGAGAACATGGTTGAGTATCGTCCAGAGCACGAGCGCCTCTTATACTCTTTAGGTCTATCAGGCTCTGCTTTTAAGAAGGTTTACTACGAACCGAACATGGGTCGCGTATGCGCGAACTACATCCCAGCAGAAGACGTTATCGTGCCTTACGGTGCTTCTACTATAGAGACTGCTGAGCGTGTGACTCATATCATGCGTAAGACCGTTAACGAAGTTAAAAAGCTACAGTCTATAGGCTTCTACGCGGACATCGAGTTAGGTGCGCCAGAAGCGTTTCATACAGACATTGAAGAGCGCAAGGCAGAAGAAGGGGGTTACTCAGTCAATGACGACAACCGCTTCGCTTTGTTTGAAGTACACGCTGACTTGTTTATAGAAGAGTTAGACGACGATAAAGACGAGATCGCTAAACCGTACGTAGTTACCATAGAGCAGGGTACAGGCAAAATACTAGCTATACGCCGCAACTGGGACGAGGAAGCGGAAGACGACTTATATATTAAGCGTAACCACTTCGTACACTACAACTACGTCCCGGGTTTTGGTTTCTACGGTATGGGTCTAATCCATATCATTGGTGGCTACGCACGCGCAGGTACGTCACTTATCCGTCAGTTGGTTGACGCTGGTACATTGTCTAATTTGCCGGGCGGTTTAAAATCCCGTGGACTACGTATTAAAGGCGATGATACGCCGATTGAGCCGGGGGAGTGGAAGGATGTCGATGTACCGTCAGGTGCGATCCGCGACAACATCATGCCGCTACCGTACAAAGAACCTAGCCAGACACTGTTAGCGTTACTGGACAAGATCACCACTGAAGGCCGTCGCCTAGGCGCTATCGCAGATATGGACATCTCAGATATGTCCGCTAACGCTCCAGTTGGCACGACTCTTGCGATATTAGAACGTACGCTCAAGCCTATGGCTGCTGTACAGGCCCGTGTCCATTACTCCATGAAGCAAGAGTTTAAGCTGATTAAAGAGCTTATGGCGGAACACGCACCTGCCGAGTATGAATACCAGCCGCACCGTGGGGAAGTATCAGCTAAACGCTCGGACTACGAGATGACTGAGGTCATCCCTGTAAGTGATCCTAACAACACAACCATGGCACAACGTGTTGTCCAGTATCAGACAGTCCTCCAGATGTCTACGCAAGCGCCACAGATATACGACCTACCGGAACTACATCGTCAGATGATAGATGTGTTAGGCGTAAAGAACGCTGAAAAGCTAGTACCGTCTTCGGACAAAGCCACACCGAAAGACCCAGTTAGTGAAAACATGGCTATGTTGGTCGGAACCCCTGCTAAGGCGTTTATTTACCAAGACCATAAAGCACACATCGCAGCACACCAAGCGTTCCTTGAAGACCCCTTCATTGCCGCAGCTATAGGGCAAAACCCACAAGCTAAGCAGATTACGGCTTCTATCCAAGCCCATATCGCTGAACACACAGCCTTCTTATATAGAGAGAAGATTGAAGAAAAACTTGGTGTTCCATTACCCGCACCTGATTCTGAGTTGCCAGAAGACATTGAAGTCAACTTGGCTCGCTTAGTATCTGAGGCAGGAAGACAGGTAACAGCAGCTAATAAGCAAGAGCAAGCGGGTAAGAAAGCGCAAGAGCAAGCCAAAGACCCTGTGTTCCAGCTACAGCAGCAAGAGATGCAGATCAAACAGCAAGACGGTCAGCGTAAGATGCAAAAAGATCAGGCTGACGCCCAAGCAGCGCAAGCTGAAGCACAGCGTAAGGCTATGAAAGATCAGACTGACGCACAACTCGCACAGCAGAAACTAGCGTTAGACGCCAAGCTAGCTGAGATGAAGATGCAGATAGAACAAGCCGAGTTGGAGTTAGACGAGCGTAAAGCAGGCGCAGGGCAAGCCGCACAACGCCGCAAGGACAACACTCAATTAGACCTTGACCTAAGAAAACAAGAACAACTAGAGAAAGCGGATAAGCAAATGCGTGGTTCGGCTTTATTTGAATCCCTACAAAACACACCCAAAGTCCCAAAAGGTGACAAGTAATGGCTAAAACAGTATTCGACGTACTGCGTGACAAAATCTTAGAGGATAAAGCCTCTCTGCAAGAATTTCTCTGTGGAGGCGGAGCTAAAGACTTCGCTGAATACAGGGAACTAACAGGTAAAACCCGAGGATACGATGCCTGTCTAAACCATATCGAAGACCTCGCTAAAAACTATTTGGAAGAAGATGATGACTGATTCAATCCTCGCTGTGCCTCCGCACATACGGAAAGAACAGGAAGAAGCGCTTTTCGAGGCGCAACTCCCTAAACCTGTAGGCTATCGTGTGCTGGTAGCACTACCTGAAGTAGAAACAGAGTACGAAGGTGGTCTTATTAAGACCGATTCCGTGCTTAAACGTGAGTACATCATGTCCATTATGGGCATTGTGATAGATATGGGCGAACAAGCCTATACCGACAAAGACCGATTTAGTGGTGAACCATGGTGCAAAGTCGGGGACTACGTAATGTTTCGTATGAACACCGGAACACGCTTTACTGTATCTGGTAAAGAGTACCGTTTAATGAACGATGATTCCATTGAGGCCGTTATTGGCGACCCTCGTGGCATCACGCACGCGTAAGGAGAACATCATGCCTTTTGAAGAAGTTAAGTTTGAATTCCCTCATGAAGGTGAGGACGACGATAATAGCGAAGTTGAGGTCGAAGAGTCAGGCTCTGTAGAGATTGACATTAGTGGTAAGAAAACTAAAGAAGACTATAAAAAGGAGCAAGAAGTCGAAGTTGAAGAAGATGATGACGACGGCGAAATCGAAGTAGAGGAAGTCGAAGACGACCCTATTGACGTGGCAAGCGACGACGATGTTACCGAAGAAGAACTTGAAAGCTACGGTAATAAAGTCCAAAAACGGATTAACAAAATCCAGAAAAAAGTACACGCTGAACGCCGGGCTAAAGAAACGTCTGAACGTGAGCGAAAGGAACTACAAGCCGTAGCACAACGCATGGCTGCCGAAAACCAATCCCTGCGAGAGGATAACGACAAAAAACAAGGAGCTTTACTAGAGCAGGCTAAGCGGAACACAGCAATTGAGGTGTTACAAGCTAAAAGGATGTATAAAGACGCGTATGAGTCGGGAGACTCCGAAAAAGTCATGGAAGCGCAGGAAAAGTTAACATCTGCAAAAATAAAGGCCGATAAAGTAAAAAACTTTAAGCCAGAGCCTTTACAAGCTAAAGAAGCTAGTGTAAATTCCGTAGACAATAGTCCCGCACCCGTGGTTGACGAACGTGCAGCGAAGTGGCAGGAAGCCAACGCTTGGTTCGGTAACGACGACGAAATGACCAGCTATGCACTCGGGCTGCATACCAAATTAGTCAAAGAGGGTCTCGACCCTACCAGCGACAAGTACTACGAGAGAATAAACTCTCGCGTTAGGCAACTCTTCCCCGATAACTTCGAGGATGCTAAGAAACCCAAAAAACGAGCTAATGTAGTTGCGTCCGCATCGCGGAGTGCTGCGCCTAAAAAGGTGCGGTTAAATGCAACACAAATCAAACTCGCAGGCCGTTTAGGTCTAACCCTAGAACAGTACGCAAGTCAAATTGCGAAAGAATCAATGAGGAATGTGTAACATGGCTGACAATAGAATCAAACGCGACCAAGAAACCCGTGAGAAAACTGCGGCACCTAAACAATGGGAAGCCCCAAGTTTACTACCTATGCCTACGCCGGAACCCGGTTACGGCTTTAAGTGGGTTCGTATTAGTACGTTAGGTCAAACCGACGCCGGTAACATTAACTCAAAATTGCGTGAAGGTTGGACACCCGTACGTGCAGAAGACCATCCTGAGATTACAATGGTTGTTACCGAGAGCGATAAGTTCAAGGACAACATTGTTATTGGCGGTCTAATGCTATGTAAGATGCCTGATGAGATGATCCAGCAGCGTAAAGCATATTACGCCGAGCAGACTAAGAATCAGATGGCAGCAGTGGATAACAACTTGATGCGTGAAAACGATCCGAGAATGCCTATCTTTAATGATAGGAAAACGAATGTCTCATTTGGCCAAGGCTAAATAGACTAAACTTAATTTTTTAGAGGAATTCTAAAATGGCTACTACAGCTAGA